CTAGCGGCGCCCCGATCGTGATAGACATTAGTTGCGCACCCAGTGAACGGCGTATTGCCCCCAAGTCTGATCGGGGCAGTAACCGCGGATCTCAAACCCGACGCCTGCCGTAATAGCGCCCGGGAGAAGTTGCACATTGCTGATTAGCGCCTCGTCCGCCGAGTGATCCGCCGTCGCCGCGTATTGCAGCGAAACCGTCACCTCCGACGCCGCGCCGATTCCGGCATCCGCGACAGACACACTCGCCACGTCCGTCTCGCTCGTGGGCGATCCGCCGAAGTCGATAGTTGCCGTTCCGCTGACAGTGCCGCCGCCCCCAGGAGGCGCCGCCCATGTGCCATCGGCTCGCAAAAAGTTAGCCGTTCCGCCACCGCTGGCCGGCACGATGCCGTCATCGGCCGAAGTAAACAGCGTGGCATCTAGCGTGACCGGCCCATTAGCGCCGCCGTCGGTAATGCTGATGGCGTTGCCAGCCGTTAGGACGCGCTCTGCCGACAGCCCGCCATCTAGTGCCAGCGTGACGTATTGCGCGCCGCTCGGGGCGCCAGGCGTGACCGTAGAGGCTATCGTCACGGTTGTGCCCGGACCAGCGTCCGTAATGCTGATTCCCGAGCCCGCCGTCAGCACTCGTTCGGCAGTCAGGCCGGCATCAAGCCCGAGCACGACATAAGAGGCGCCAGTCGGCGCACCGCCGCCCCCGCCGCCACCGACATTGACCGCGTTAGTCAGCCTCCACGCCCATTCGTACCACGCCCGGTCCCACTGGCCGGAGGAAGTCCCGATAGGCTGAGTCTGAGTCGGGAGATAGACGCTCACGCCGCCTCCATAAACGCACCGATGAATACCGCCTTGACCGGGTCAGTCAGGCTCACTTCGAATAGCCAATCCCTCGCCCATCCAAGGCGCCGGAATACGGCACGCTCCTGATAGACGCCCTGCTTACCAATCGGGCGCCACAGTTCATTGCTCCACGTATGCCCGCCGTCCTTGCTGGTACGAAGCCGCAGCTGCGGGTTCTCGCCCGCACCCGTGACCGTCCCGACGCCCATCTCCATGTCGATCCACATTTCCGACACGCTCATGGGATGTCCGCGGAAGATGTGCCGACCCACAATCTGCCGCTGCACCGCCTGCCCGTTCTCGGTGTAGATGTACGGGTCCTGCCGATACAGCGCGCCGCTCGAGCGGTCGGAGACGTACATGGCGTTCCGGTAGTTGACCGCAATCTCACCGATGTGCATGCCACCGTCGGCCGATTCCAGTTCGGACCACGCTTGCGAGGCAGCGTCATACAGCCAGGACTTGCCCGCGCTCGGGAAGCTGATCTCATACATCGGATGCCCGCCGAGCATGTAGGCATAGGCCGTCGCGTTTTCCGTCGCCGGATAGTCGTTTATCAAATAGTCCATCTCCGGAATCGAGATTGGCACCACCTGATAACCATCCAGCCGGCACACTTGAACTTGCCCCTGCTGATTGCGACCGAGGAACGCGCATGTCTGCCCAAGTCGCGCAATGGACTGACGCGCCGCAAGGCCCCACTGTGCCGCCGCCGATCCCACCCACGCATACGGCTGCGCGGCATCTGCCGTGGTCGCCCAAAACTCCACGGTTGTCTCGCCGAACAGCAGCAGATTGCCGTTTAAGGCGTAAACCGCGATGAGCTTGTCCGGGTTAGCCTCTGCAGTCGCACGGTTGAGGCTCGGCCATGTGTCGGCATACAGGTCCGACCATGCAATCTGCCCCGTGCCCGGCACCTCGACGATCATCCGGCCGGAAAGGAAACAGCACGTCGTGGCCCCGTTCGGGAAGTCCGCATCCGCAATCGTGCTGAAAACGTACGTGTTGACGTTGTAGTAATACCCCGCCGTCCCGTCCACCATCAGGATGCGCGTGCCGTCGTCGGCCATGTTCACGCGGCCGCTCGAGGTGCCAAACGTCCCGAGTTCCGTAATCCCTGACGCGGCGTTGATGCTGTAGAACTTATCGAACTGCGCCGCATACAGCAGATCGGACACAGACACGGTATGCATGCCGCGGATCGGCGTTGCGCCCAGCGACACAAACGGCGCCAGGCCCGGAGTCGGGAAGTACGCCACGCGCGTCTTGTCCTGCTCGAACTGGATTTCGGCATACAGGTTGACGCGCCGCTGTGCCGTCACGTTCGGTGACTTGCCCTGCACGCCCAATCCGAACAGTTGAATCGGCTGCGTCATCGGTACGTGTCCGAATAGACGTTGTAAGCGAGCGAGTTGTACAGCAGCGCATAGTCATACTTCAGGAGTTGATCCTGCCGATTGAGCCGCTTCAGATTGCCGAGCGACAAGTCCGCCTGCCGCTGAATGTTCGGGGTTACCGGCTTGCCGTAGTCGTCGGCAATCTCGACAGCCAGATTGAAGATGAGCGCCCGCGCGTAGCCCGGAGGCAGGTTGATCGCGTCGTTATAGGTGGCGAACGACTGCACCTGGGCGAACGTGTCGAGATAAATATCCATTGCCACGCTCGGGATCGGGTACAGCGTGACGTTCCCGACCGGATACTCGCGGTCGTAGAACAGCACCATCGGAATGCCGCCCACCGTCTTGTACGGGATGCCATCGAACTGCACCCGATCAATAGGCCGGATCGGGTAATCGACGTTCTGGTATCTCGCGAAAGCGTTCACGATCTTGACCGGGCGCGTAGCGTTCCACGTCTGCCCCGTGCCGATTGCGTACGTTCCAACACCCGCCGTTGCGGCGTAGCTTTGCTGTTCAATCGTGTAGACCGCGAGCGACTGAGTCCACCACGAATCGAGCAGACCGTTGATAGCATCAAGCCCGGTCTGCATGTCGGCATCGGTCAGCGTCTCTTGCGTGCCGATCACGACAAGCTTGCCGAGCGCCGCCCGGATCAGATCGCCGACCGTGTTGTATGCCATTACGCCACCTTGCGCGGGCGACCCGGGCCGCGACGGATGACCGCCGGCTCGCTCGCTTCTCCCGGCACATCGCCTTCCCATTCGGCAAGCTGCGCCAGTTCTCCGGCTTCGTCCTGCACAACGACTTCCTCGCCGTTCGGACCGAATACCGCTTTCGGATACTCAAGGAACATGCTGCGCTCCTAGTTGCCGAGAGCCCGAAGGCCCTCGGCGTCGTTGCCGTTAGTCCGGCGTAGTGGGCGAGTTGTTGATAACGCACCAGTCAATCCGCGTGGTAGCAGTTGCGTTTGCCGTGCCGTAGATCGTGAAAGATCCCGCAGCAGGCACAACACGCTCCACACGCAGCAAGGTGGTGTCCGCCGTGGTTTGCGCCACGACGGCCATCACAAAGCTACTGATGGTGACGTACGGATTGGTGATGACGACAGACGACGCGCCGGCAGCGATAGCGCAGGAGCCCTTCATCGCGTTCGCAGTCGCCGCGCCCGTGGTCGGGACCGCCGTGCTGTTGACCGCGATACCTTGGGCGATCATTGCCGCTTCCGTAGACGCCGGAAACTCGCAAATCTGCCCTGCCGGGTAGCCCGAATATGCCTGGTTGAGAAGAACGGTCATGGCTGCTCTCCTTAAACGGCCATCGCAACAGCGAGTTCGGGGTACGTTGCCGCCCAGCCAAACAAGATGTCGAAGCGCATGATGTAGTTGTCGTTTACACCGTCGTAGAACTCGGTGACCTTCATATTGATGCCCTTGTGCGACTCCTGCGCCACACCGATGACGCCCTTGCCCGAAGGCGGCGCATACAGCGGCACAGTGGCCAGCGTGAAGGCATCGCGGTGGTAGGCAATCGAGCCTTCCCAAGTGCTGTTTGCAGCGCCCAGGATGGTGAGCGACGCGTTATCCGCAGGCGACGCAGACACGTTCTGGAACTGGCCGGACGGAATTAGCGCCGGGCTAATGTTCAGCGTCGTGCCGCCACCGGTGAAGTCCGACGTAACCGTGAACTGCGCGGGGATGCCGGTGTTCTGTCGGGTCTGCGGGTTGACGTAGTTCACGCCGCCAAAGATGACCTTCGAGCCACGCGTGATCGATCCCGTTAGCACCGCACCGTCCACCGTGATGGCGGAACCGGATTGCCCGGCACCGTTCACCGCGTTAGCCGTCGGACCAATGGCCTGCGTGCCGTTCGTGTGCGTCTGCACGTTCTGATCCATCGATACGTTAAACCCGATGGAATCGACCATGAGACCAGACCCGTACTGATCGGCGATCTTGCTCTGCGAGTTGAACAGGCCGGACAGTGCTTGCACCATCGAGCCATTCAGGCGCGGAGACAGCACCGCATAACGCTGCCGATCACGAGGCGCCGCCATCACATCCAGCCGAGTCGCGGTGTCCGTGAAGAACTGCAGCGCCTGCGCCGAAGTGGTCGGATAGGTGCCCAAGCCCGCAGGAGACGCGATACCGTGCTGACAAGCATTGATGGCAAGGTCGAGGCCCTGCCGGTCAACCTCGTTGGCCACCGTCGCCATCGCAGCCATGAGCATCGGTTCCATCTGAGCGATGCTAAGAGTGCGTTCCTGAGAATTAAAGTTCAGGTCCGTACCGCCTTGCGTCAGCGTCAGGGGAACGGTCTGCTGCACCGTCGCCTGCGGAACCGCCACGCGACCCGCGCGCCACGTATACCGAGGCGGGCGCTTGATGTTGATGGTCTGCCCAGGCGCGTAGCCACGGGCCATGTTGGAAGTGAATTCACTTTCCCAAGAGCGGTTCACGCCCTTGGCAAAAGTGAGCATGTTCTCCAGGATCGCTAGGGATTCCTTAGCGACTACACTGGTAGTTGCGAATGAATTAGACACGGCAAGTACCCTTTAAAACGGGTTGAATCCTTACCGAGCCCAGCGCGCCCCTTGTTTGCGACGCCACTGCTCATAATCCTGCATAGACATCTTCGCGGGATCAGGAGACGTAGAGGAGCCGCTGCCAATAGGCTTGATTGGGTCCGGTGCCTTGCTCACGCGCGGTGCCTTAGTCGTCGCCAGATCGGCTTCAATCCGTCCGAGCGCCTTGACTTGCGCAACGGGGGATAGCTGACTGATACGACTTGCTTCCGCTGGGTTCTTAGCTAGGTGGTACGTGAGCAACGCACCGACTTCACTTTCTAGGATCGCCTCGCGCATCGCTTGCGTGAGGGGCACTTCGTCTGCAGCTTCCATGACAGCGTCAAAGTCCTGCACTTCCGTGCGCACCTTTTGAACTTGCGCCTGGAACTGCTGAACGCGCTGCTGCTGCGTTCCTTCTTGCGTGCTGCGCTGCTGCCGCGACTCAATCTCGGCAATAGCCTTCTGCACCTTCTGTTCCGCCTTCCATTCCGCACGCGCCTCGATATATTCCTCATACGTCTCGAATGCATCGCGCTGCGGTGCGGCGTCTGTCGGCTCCGCCTTCTGCACGGGTGCAGCGCGTTCTTCCGACATACGCTTGTAGAGTTCCGCTTCGGCCTCTTTCCTCGCGAGATACGCCGCATTGCGCTTGGACTTGCGCACAATGCGATCAACCTCATCCTGCGAGTAGACCTTCGCCGGCTTCTCTTCCTTCTCTTCCTGCCCCGTTTCCTCTGCCTGCTCAGGCTCGGTAGCGGGTTGCTGCTCCATCAGTTCGGCGAGCGGATGCGGTTCTTCCGCAACCACGCCGCCTAAGCTGGTTTCTTCCATGGTCCTGCCTCCATCGACAGCGAGTCCGCATCTCGCGGGTCGCGTTTCGGGGATGCTCCGTCATCTCGACGGTGCTTGCGCCGTATAAACAGCCTTACTGCGTTAACTGTTCAACCCATATGCAACAAAGTCATCAAACAAAACACCAAGCGCAGATGACGCCTGCAATCCGGCCTTAGTTCCGCCAATATGCGTGCTTGATTGGACGGAATGAATCAGCATCCCGCGCCAATACACATCGATGTTTTGGCCGTCACATTCCACGCGCAACCATTGCGGCAGCGTTGCCGGCGATGGCAAAAACGAAATTGTCTGATTAACCACCACGCTGCCGCTTACAATGTTTTGAAACAGAACGCTAGTTAGCGCGTTCATCCCAACGCGCCAATAATTGTTTGCGTCCACAAACCTAAACATTAGCCAGCCTTGCCCGCTGGCCGGAAGCGCAGCCATGCGCACTTGAACGCACATATCACTGGCGCCCACTTCTACCCACGCCCGACAGTTGTTCGTGTTTAGATTGGTAGCGGAGCCCGAACCATCACGGTTGATCGTGTTTGCATCCACTTGTGTCCAAGGCGACGTGAGCGCTGCAGCACCACCCGTGAACGGGTCCGCGTGTGCAACAACAGACGGCCTATCTTGCGCGCTGACCGAGAACTGACTTTGCGCAATTGCAATAGCATCTGTCCGAAGCGTCTCTTTTCTGTTCATCTGCAGAGACTGCAACGCAATTCTCCAGTTAGGCGCCCCCTTGTTTGATATGTAACCAATGTAAGCCCAGGCTTTATTCTGCTCAACAATCAACGAGGATCGATAGTTTCGATTGCTCCTGTTTAGGCGACGAATGCTAAAGCTTGCTCCGTCCGTGTCGCTTTGCCACATCCACAACGACCCGCCGCCCGAATTGTTGTCTTGAACGATTGCAAGCACTCTTCCGCCTTCAAGACGATGCAAAGACGAATGCCACCACGTCAGGGAATCCGGGTGCGTTGGAGTAACCGTTGTCGGGACCACCGCGCTCCAACTTGTAATAAGATCGCCCGCCTTTGCCCATCGTTGAACCGGGAACCCGACCCCGTCCAGATTGTGCGTAATGATTACCCACTGCGTTCCGTTAAACCAAAAACTGGGACTGCCAAAATCTTGACTTGCTGTACTGCCAGTAAGCAAGACGGCAGGCGCGCTCCACGTTTTTCCATCGTTGGATCGCATACACATAAGTTGATTGGTAGAACTAGAAGTCAAGCGCCTGCGATACATTAGATACAAGTACCCATCCGTGTGCCAATACAAATGAACATCAGCGTTGTAGTCCGTCGGGCCAGTTGTTGGCTTGTCCACAATTGGATTTACAGCGCCGGGCGGGACAATCCACGAATCTAGATCATTGCTACAGAATACGCATGGATTTTCGCGGGCAGAATCCGAAGACGGATAAGGCGTGAGTGCAAGCCAGTATTTGTATCCGTTTAGTTTGTTCGGAATGACGACTGTGCTCGGATGCACGACCGATCGAGACTCATCCGTACCATCAAAGTACGGACTTGGAATATTCAGCAGATCAAACGGCATTCCCTCGAAGTAAATGTCGTTCATTGAGATAGGCCGCTGCAGCGCATCCTCTGCTCTTGGGCGCCATTTGTCATCGATGTCAGCCGCATACACGACCGCCGCGCCCAGGCTGTTAAGTCTTGTGATTTGTCCGTTTACTGAAAAGTAGACGTTAGGCCCTAGCAACAACATCGCATCGGGCCGCGTTGTAAACGTGTCCCCTTGTATTTCGTACACACCCGGCGTGTACAAAGACACCATTGCATTGGCGTTTAGTGCGGACTGAATAGCATTGCTATTTTGCGCGGCCCCACTTGCCGGATTTGCCCCTAACAGTTCCGCAGCAAGTGTTTTTGCTGGCGCCGATTCCACAGAAAACGGCGCATTCGGGA